TTGCTAGAGAAATTATTATAGATATTTTATTAAACAAAGGATCCGTTTTTACTGTAGAAATTGCTCGGCAGGCTGGAAAAACAGAAAGTATAGCTATTGTTATAAAAGCATTAGCCATTCTATTGCCTAAGCTAGCAAAGCTGTATAAAGAAGAATTGGGGCATTTTGAAAAAGGATTTAAAGTTGGGATATTTGCGCCAGAAAAAACGGTATCTAAAACACTATTTTCAAGAGTTTCAGATTCTTTAGAAAGAGATGAAGCAAAGCCATTTTTAAGTGATGCTTCAATTAGTACAGAATTAAAATCAAAAAACCCAATTCAGCTTACAAACGGTTCGGTAATAAGAAACCATTCGTTGCTATCAAAAAACTTATTTTCTTATACGTATGATTTTATTGTTATAGATGAAGCACAAAAAATACCTAATGAAGAAGAAGTAACAGAAAATGTTTATCCTATGGGATCAGCAACAAACGCAACCATAACATTAGTTGGTGTTGCTGGAGAAGGTGAGTGTTTATTTTCTAATACAATAGCATCAAATAGAGTTTCTGATGAAAGAAAGCATTTTGAATTTGATTATAAGCATGTACAAGAATTTAATCCGCGCTATAAAAAATATGTTGCGCAGAGGATAAAAGATGTGGAAGAAGGAAGAATAAGTAGAAATGCTTTTGATAGGGGTTACAACTTGATTTGGGGACACGAGAAGTCTTTATTTATTAACAAAGAAAGATTGCAAGGAATATTAGATTATAATTTAGACTATGTTTTCTATGACAAAAACCCAGATTCACTTATTGTTGCCGGTATAGATTTGGGAAAAAAATTAGATAGCACAGTTGTAACTGTACTTAAAAAAGTTACAATAAAAGAAGAAACAAAGTTTCAAGTGTTACGTTGGCTTCAATTAGACGACATGAACTATACAGAGCAACGAATTAAAATAACAGAATTTTTGAGCAACTATCATATTTCAACTATTCTATTAGATAGTACAGGAATTGGTGAAGCGGTTGCAGATGAATTTGAAAGTTATTATTGCAATACAGGAATTTATATAGATAGGTTTGTTTATTCAGACAAATCAAAGGCTTTTGGCTATATGCAATTAGATTCAACTATAGACGCCGGATTTCTTATTATTCCATCGTCTTATTCTGTACAAAATTCAAAAGAATATAAAAGGTTTAAAAAAGATTGTTTTGCATCCTTATGGGTACAGCGTAAAAATTTTATGCTTGTAGAATCTTTGAAAAGCAAACAGAGAATAGAACATGATGACTACATAAACTCTTTAATGTTAGCTGTTTTATGTATGAACAATGAAATAGACAATAACTCAATAGAATCATTTGAAGGTTTATATTAGTTTGGAGGAAATTATGGATAATTCAAATTTTTTATCTATTATGAGAAATGATATTGATTACATGAACAGGAAAGCAAAGTGGGATATTTTTTGGTTAGCATATAGAGGAGTTTTCTGGAATAGACTAACAAACAAATACGAAGAGGATATAGCTGTAAATAATTTAAGAAAAGTAGTAACTACAACCCTATGGTTTTTATTTGGTGAAACCGGTGTAAAGCCAATTTTTTTAGATGAAAGCAAAAAATATCAGAAAGACGTGGATTTAGTGTTTCAGTATAATAATTTTGCTGGAATATGCTATGACATTGGATCAAATACCTCTATTTATGGTGATTGTTATATAAAAATTGGGTTTGAAGAGATGGAAGAAAATAACCCTTTTTTGAAGAGATATGGAATAAAAAACGGGCAAGTAAAAATAACTGTATTAAACCCATCTAATGTATACCCGCGTGTCAATGATTTTGATAAGGAAACCGTTGATTTTTTTGTTGTAGAATTTACAGATTTACGTGGAGAATATATGACAGAAGTTCATTATAAAGATCGTGTAGAAGTATACAGAAACGATCATATTGTAATGACTGTTCCGAATCCGACAGGAGAGTTTTTAATAACACATATCCCTAATATAAGAAACACAAAAAGTTACTTTGGTCTTTCCGATTTTGATGACATTTTTACTTTGAATAAAGAAATTATAGCAAAGATGAGAGATTTATCAGAAATTATAGACTATCACGGAAGCCCTGTAACCCTGATGTTTGGTGTTAAAAGACAAGACCTTGTTAGATCGGCAAAACGTGTCTGGTCCGGTTTACCAAAAGATTCTCGCGTAGAAAATTTAAGTATGGAAACAGACTTGGAAGCTATAAATACATTTATAAGAGATTTAGATAATAAAGTTTGGGAATTAGCAGATATACCAGAAATTGCCAGAGGAAAAAGTTTAAGTATTAGTAACACTTCTTCTGCTGCTATGAAAATGCTATACTATCCTCTTATTCAAAAAGCCGGAAGAAAGAAAATACTTATGTCGCCGGCAATAGAAGAAGTTATTTGGAAGATACTTCTGATATTAGATGCAAAAGGAGTACTAGAATTAAGTGACACACCAAAATTTAAACTTAGCTACCCGTCACCGTTCCCGGTTGATGAAGTAAATACAATGACTCTTATAGAACACAAAAAAGCGCTCGGAATGATAACTAAACGAATGGCTCTTGAAGCTCTTGGAGAAAATCAGGATAACATTGATGATATAATAAGCCTTCTCGGAGAAGATTTTCCTGTAGAAGTAGAACTGCCAAAAGATGAGAAAAAAATCGGGAATGAAAGTTTTTATTCTGAATTAAAACAAGACTCAGAAAAGATATTAGAATCACAGTCTGCACAAGAAAATAAAACATCTATTGACAATAAGTAAGGTGATTCTGATTGAATTATGATATAGAAACTGGATTTTATCCATCTATTGTCTTAGATGCAAATTTTTTTATTGAAGGTAAGAAAGTAGATTTTAATACTTTATTTAATTTTACATTCTTTTTATCAGAAAAACTTAATTTAGACATATTTATATTTTTTAATAACAACAAGACAAAAAGAATTATTTCAAAAGTAATAGAAAAATATGATTTTCCAATAAGAATGTTAGATGAAGAAGATTCATTTTTTAGCTATATAAATTTACCAAATGTTAAGTTCTATGTAAAAGACCCAAATATTCATGCCCTTTACAAACAGTCCGTTTTATGCTATACTATTGAAGAGATAAAAAACTATGAAATGGCGAGGGTGAAAATTTGATCGAGCAAAAACTTATATCAAAAATACTTAATATCAACAAACTTCCGGAAGATGTAGAATCATACCATTTTGGAGAGTTTCAAAATATATATAAATTTATTGTTGATTTCTATTATGAGTATAAAAAAATACCAGATATAGAAACAATTATTCAGTATTTCCCAAATTTTATTATAGAAGAATCGCCGGAAAAAATGGAATTTTATGTAGAACGGTTAATTGATATATACAATACAACAATAGTAAAAAAAGCAATGATGGAAGCAACAGATTTTGTTGAAGAAGATTTAGAAAAAACAATAAATATACTTCAATCAGCTATAAGAAATACAGAAAGCAAAAAACTTTTAGACTTATCTATAGATAGTCTAACACAAATAGAGTATTATAAAAACGCAATGCAAAGTAAGTTACCATCTGGATATATGACGAAGTATGAAACATATAACAAACTAATTGGTGGTTTTAAACCGCAGGAACTGCATATAATTGCGGGCAGAGCAAAAGTAGGAAAAACAATGTTTATGTTACAGTTAGCACATGATTTCTATATGGATGGTGCAAACATAGTATTTATTTCAAAAGAAATGCCGCCGCACATACTTCAAGAGAGATTTGACTCTATACACTCTAAAATCCCCTATGCAAACATAAGAAGAAAGATATTAACGGATGAAAACATAGAAAGTTTAGTAGCTGATAAAAAAGAATTTTTAGCAAGAAATAATAAATTTATATTTTTAGCGAATGATAATATTGAAAGGAGCGGCACAGTATATGGAATTTTAAATAAGATACTAAAATATAAACCAGATATAGTTTTTGTAGATAGCTTTTATTTATTTGATGATGGAAACAAAAATTCGGATACATGGCAAAAAGTAGGTAATATAGCTATTGATTTAGCAGATATAGCAAGAAAGAATAATGTATGTGTTTTTGGTTCTACACAATTAAATAGGCAAGTAAGCACAAAGAAAAATGATATATCTTACAAGTCTCTTGGTTATTCTGATATTATAATACAAGTTTGTGATTCTATGACCGCTTTATATCAAAACCCAGATTTAAAAAATGGTGGATTATTAAATGTTGCGGTTATAGCAGATCGTTCTGGTGATGTTGGTAATTTCGATATTTCATGGAATTTTGATAGTATGGAATTTTCCGAAGTCTCTTTTGACAGCTTTGATGACGAAGAAGAGATTTGCGATGATAACACATAGCTTTCTAAAAGAATTAGGTATAGAAGTAGAAAAATTTTCAAATGATAATTTCATGTGCCATTGCCCTTTTCATTCTGACACACACCCGTCTTTTTCAATAAGCTATGATGGATTATGGATTTGTTTTTCTTGCGGAAGAAAGGGGAATGTACAAACACTATTAAATTTATTAGGAAGACCTTTTTTAGAACCAAAAATATCCGCAAGCGATATAGCTTGTAGATTAGAATATAAGCATCAGGATAAAAAACTAGGAGTAAAGTATTATTATGATTATCTTTTTTATAAAAATAATTATGATCATAGCTATATGGAAAGCAGGGGAATTACACAAGAAACAGCCAATTTTTTTGGACTAGGTTATGATAAAATAAGAAATGGAATTATTTTCCCTATTTATAATTATATGAAAGAATTTATTGGTTATAGTATACGTCATATATATAAGGAGCCAAAATACCAGCATTTTTCTAAAAAAATATTATATAATGAGGACAAGGTTAGTTTTGAAGAACCAATTTATGTTGTAGAAGGTTTAATAGATGTATTAAAAGCACACCAGTTAGGAATTAAAAATGTTGTTGGGGTTATGGGCGCTTTTATTAACGAGCATCAAGAATATTTATTATTAAGATTCCCAGAAATAATATTAGGTTTTGACAATGATCGCGTTGGAAAAAGTTCTAATATAGAATACGGAAAGCAGCTAACACATAAATTCGCAAAGGTTAAAATAATAAAATATCCATATAATATAAAAGATTTTGGAGAACTAACAAATTTGGATATTAATATTTTGCCTTTTTCAAAATATTATATGGAGGCACATAATGTATATTGATTCAATGTTGCATATAGACATGAAGTATCTTGAAGAAATAAAAAATGATTTAACAAGCATGTCTAATATATTCTTTGTACCAGATAAAAAAAGCGCTAAAGATAAAAAGAAAGACCACGAAATAAGACTGTGGTATAGTATTATAAAAAAATCTGATCTTATAGTGCCAAGAAATTATCCGCTAAACACAAAAGAAATTATAGAAGATAGAACTGTATGGGATAACCCAAGAAAAATAAAATTTTTAGGCACATTATATGATTCTCAAAATAAAGTTTTAGAAACAATTAAAGAAAGAAAAAGTTGCATTATTAACATGCCAAAAACAGATGGAAGAGATATTGCTGTTGTAGCTGGAATAGCCGAATTGAGTAGAAGAACAATTATTATAGCTAATAGAAGTGAACTTATTGATTCATGGAAAGATAAAATATTGAACTATACAGAAAATATCCCAGGCATTGTTACTCCGGTAAGCAGAGAAATGTGTAATAATCATAATATTATTATTGCAAGTTTTAATGGATTACAAAAAAACATGACAAAGATTCTTTCAAATGATTATTTTTCAAAGGGAGGTTTTTTTGAGTCTTTTGATGTAGTTATTATAGATGATTGTGATAGATTTCCTATAAAAAGGTTGCATGAAGTTTTGCAATTTTTTCCGGCTAGAATAAGAATAGGTCTATCATCAAGAAATACAAGATATGATGGAATGGAAAAATTATTGAATTATCATATAGGAGAATTTATAGATATAAAAGCAGAAAAAGAAACATTGCCAGATGTATATTTAATTAGAAAAGGCCTAGAAAATAGAAAAGATATGAAATTAAACTCGCCTATTTCCACATTGGGTGGAGCAATTGTTTCTTACTCAAAAAATAGAAAAAGAAATAAAATAATTGTAGACACCACATTAAATTTAATTTATAGTGGAAAAAAACCAGTTATTATTACAAGTATTGCAGCACATAAAATGAGGCTAAGAAACTTAATATATATGAAAGATAAATCTTTATCTATTTCGGTGCTAAAAGGAAGTGCATTAAAAGATTATATATCTCCAGATTCTCATGTGTATATAACAGACTATACATTTTTTAGAAAATCATTCAACATGGAATTTGTAGACTCTGTTTTTTTAGTATTACCACACCCAAACGAAAATTCAAATAGTATAATAATAGAGACACTAAACAAAATAATATCCGCGTCAAGAGATAAAAAATATATTATTATTGATTTTAAAGACCCAGATATTAAAAGTATGAAACTTCTTCAAAATAGGCTAACAGTCTATTCTGATTTTGGATTAAGTGTATATTTATTGAGTGAAAATGATAAAGTAATTAATAATAAAGAATTATTTTTGTGTGATATAATGGGTAGCAATAAAATTATAGACGAAGGTGATGAAGATGCCATTCTTTGAGATAAACGGTAAAGAAGTAAAATTATATGGCATAACTGAATTTGCAAAGTTATTAGGCAAAACAAAGGAGAGTCTTTTACATCTTGAAAAAATAGGTGTTATACCTAAAACGCCACTCAGAAGCAGGGGTAAAACTCAAAAAAGACTATATTGCTTTCAACAACTAGAAGGTATTATAGATGCTATTGCAAAATTTAGAAGTAAGTACCCACAAAAACGATACCCAGAGAAATATTATAATTATATTCTTAATGAGTGGAAAAAAATTGATATTTTTTCTGGATTAAAAGACGAAGATTTTACTTGACACATCAGATTTTTTATGGTATAATACAGAGGATGGTGACATATAGTGTATCCAGAATTATCAAATAATAGTACCTATTTACTCGTAAGTAATGGATGCAGTTTTTGTGAGAGAACAGAAAAACTGCTTGAAGAGAAAGGAATTAAATTTACAGCTGTTGAATTAGACAATTTATCAAAAGAAGATAAATTAAAAGTAATGGTAGAAAGAAAAAAACAAGATTTAAAAGAAATTAGACTCCCTATTATATATCATAAAGGAACTTTTTATTTTAATTTTTTGCCATCGCAAGCAGAAAAAATATTGAAAGGAGAATGAAATGGTAGAAAATTCGCATCAAGAGAGAGAAAAAACAAAAATTGGGATGAGTATTGGTTTAACAGTTAATTTAGGAAATTATGAAAGTCTTAGGGTTGACCTATGGAAAGAAACATATGAAGAAAAAACTTTTGATGATCTAAAAGAAGAACTTGCAAAAGAATTGGATAAGCAATTAGTTGAATTATCAAAAAAATACAAATAGGAGGATAATCATGGAATTTGGAAAAGGTTGGAATGAGTATGAAAAAAACAAGAAAGAAGCTTCCGAAAATAGCTTTACAATTTGGGATTTTTTTCTTATGCCAGATTCTTCAAGAACAATAAGATTTCTAACAAAAGAACCAGCATTATTCTATCGTCATGTTATTAAGGTTGGAAATAAGTTTAAATCATTCTATTGTACAAATGATAATACATGCCCTCTATGCAAACAAGGCGAAAAAAAGATGTACTCTGGATCATTTTTAATTTACGAAAAACCAAGTACAAGTAGTAAGAACGAATCTATTAAAGGAAGTGTAAAACTTTATACAGTTGGAAAAGCTATATTAGACTCATTGAAAAATTTTCCTGAAAATGCAGAAATAAGCGATCTAACAGAAGTAGATATTAAAGTATCAAGAACAGGTGGCGGGCAATCTACAAGCTATCAATTTTTCCCTAAAATCGGAAAATTAAATGAAGAAGATACGAAAATAATTAAAAATTATACTGATATTGATTATGAAAACTCGAAAGACGATGATTACTTTAAATTCTTAACAAGCTATATTGAAAAGAAAGCAGAAAGTCAATTTTCTTCGGGTCTTTTAGAAAAAAAAGTTAATAAAGAAGAATTTGACGAGGAATTATTAGTATCTGATGATGAAAGTGAAGATTCTGTACCTTTTTAGAAAGTAGGTTATTATGACAAAAAAGGCAGATATAGCAACTTTAAAAGAAAAATTTAAAGGTAAAATTATTACTGGTATGGATATAAAACCACAAGAATGGTTAGAGACTGGGATAGATTCTTTTGATATTCTTGCTAAAGGTTTTCCTTTCGGAAAAATAATAGAATTGTACGGAAGAGAAAGTTCTGGAAAAAGTTGGTTATCTTATCAGTTAATTAAAAAAGCGCAAGCTAAAGAATTGAAATGTGTTATTGTAGATGCAGAGAAATCTTTTGATGCAAAGTGGGTTGGTAAATTAGGCGTTGATTTAGAAAACGTTTATGTTTATCAACCAATAAATGGAGAAGATGGTGTAGATTATGTTACAGAGTGTCTAAACAAAAATTTATTCCATTTGATTATTATAGATTCTATTGACGCTTTATCCCCCAAAAAAGAAAAGGAAGATTCAGCAGAAGATGCACAAATGGCTATTAAAGCAAGAATAATCAATAAAGCCATGAGAATATGGACTAGTCAATTAAATAGTACAGAACTTTCTCCAGAACCACTAATTTTATGTATTAACCAATTAAGAGACACAATGGCTTTATATGGCGATAGAGAAACAACACCGGGTGGAAGAGGACTTAAATATTATGCTGGAATGAGAATAGAGCTACGTAAAAAGAAACGATATAAAGACAAGGGTTATCAAGAAGTACATTTTTCTATAGAAAAAAGTAAGGTAGGCGCCCCACTTAAAGAAGGAGATTTTAATTTATTTATTATGGATGGGATTCAACCAGCGGGTACTTTTAATGATAAAGAAAGAATTATTGAATTAGCACAACTTAAAAATATAATTTCCGACGGATCGTGGATTAATTATGACGAACAGAAGTTTCATGGCAAGGCAGAATTTTTAGAGTACATAGAATCAAATCCAGATGTATACAAAAACTTTATTGATAAGGTTAAAAAAGCATATGCAGGATAGTAAAAGACAAGAAAAATCTGTTGCCAAAGCATTTGAAGGAAGAACAACACTTGCTTCTGGGGCATTAAAATTTGATAAAGGCGATGTTGAAACATCTAAGTATCTTATAGAATGCAAAACAACAGAAAAGAATAGTTTTATAATTAAAAAAGCAGTATTAGAAAAAATAAGAAGAGAAGCAATAAATAAACATAAATTTCCTTTAATGTCTATTGAATTTCAGGGATATGGAAGATTTATATTATTAAGAGAAGACTTGTTTTTAGAGCTTGAGGAGGGATATAATGGTATTGTATTATGAAGAAAATTGTAAACCATACAAAAAGTATGATTCTGATGCTGGTTTTGATCTTAAATCTAAAAATGGGGTGCTGTTAAAACCTTTTGAAACCGTGGTAGTAAAAACAGGCACCTATATTTCATTAGAAAAAAATAATGTTGGAATTGTAAAAGGAAGAAGTGGCCTATCGGCTAAAGGACTTATTATAGGCGGTGGTATTATTGACCCCGGATATACTGGTGAAATAGGGGTTGTTATTCATAATATGAATGAAGTGCCTTTTGTAATAAACAAAGGCGACAGAATTGCACAGCTTATTATTGTTCCATTTTTATCTGATATAGAAGTTAAAGAATACAACAAAGAGGATATAGAAAAATCAGAAAGAAACTCAAATGGTTTTGGAAGTACGGGTAAATGATACTAGACAAGATATTAGATATACCTAATATAGAAAGTCTTGTTAATAATGGTATCTATGCCGAAAAATTAAATGACCTGCATGTTTCTACGCCTTTTTTCTTTCATCCGTCAAGTATAGGCAGTACATGCCTAAGAAAATTACAATTTGATTTTTTATATTCTGTAATTCAAAAAACATTATTAGATCAAGTAGAAGAGAAAAACTTATTTTTTGTTAAGTCAAACCCAAAGTTATTCCGTATATTTAACAACGGAACAGCAACCCATGAACTTTATGGGCGATATATTAAAAATTCCGGAGTTGAAATAGAATTAGAAAAACCAATAATTAACTATGAATATAGATATAAAGGATTTATAGACGGTGTTATAAACACTAAAGATAAATATATTTTAGAGTTTAAGACAATGAATCATTTTTCATTTTCCAAATTAAAAGAACCACTTATGTCACATATTAAACAAATTCATATTTATCAGAATGAAGAAAAATGCGATGGAATAATAGTATATATTAACTCAAACACGCAGGAAATAAAAGAATTTTTTGTTAAGTATAACAAAAAAGATATAGAAGAAACGTTAAGTATAATCAATGTTATAAGAACAGCCATAGAAAATAATTTATTTTTATCTGGAGATACTCAAGCCAATTGCAACAGCTGCAAATACGATTGTATATGCAATTCTGATAGAATTATAAAAGAAGGAGAATATTTTACTTCCGATATTTTTAATATGGACAGTCTTCATGAGCAATTAAAGAACGAAAAAATTTATAAGAGGTGATTAGAATGGTACTTCAATTTAATGGTAAAAATGGTTTTGTAGAGTTAGAAGTAGGCAAATTATTTACTGCAAATTTTGGAGAAGAAGATACAGATACAGGCAAATGGCATCATAATAGAAATTATTTAGCCATTATGAAAGACGAAGAGAGCGAAGAGGGTTATAGTGTTTTTGTCTTTAAAACAGAAGCTGAATTTAGTTGTAATGGGGTTGGAGAGTACTATTCACCCGTAAGTGCATTAAAAAATTTAGTCTGTACTTTCGAACCTTGTTAAAGTATGTTTATAAATAATTCTATTGCTAATGAAGTAGAAAAATTTGTGCTTTCAAAAGAATTGCAAATACCGTCTAAACCAAATAAAAAAATAGAAAACATATTTGATCTTATAGAAAATCTTACAGGTATTTCTGATAAAGAACTTGGAAATATTCATGCTATATTTACTGGGTGGTTTTGTTACTTTTTGGAAATTTTAGGTGCTGCCACAGTAAATAAAATAGAGGCAGAAACGAACTATCAAGTAGCTTTTAATAAAAGATATGTAGAATCTACATCTAAAACAATTAAAGACAAGAGCATTATAACAAATAATTATACTGAAATAGCAGAGCTTTTTGTGCTATTGCAATCGGCAAAAGCAAAAGTTGAATATCTTACAAGCTTAAAAGATAGCTATGAATATGGAGTCAAAGCCGTGAGCAGAGAAATATCCAGAAGGCAATTAAAAAAATGGGAAGAATAAACTCACAGATAAAAGGTAAAACATATGAAAGATTTATCTCTAAAAAATTTAATATAAATCTATCCATACAGTTTTTTCGTGTACCAAATTCCGGTGGATTAAATATTAAAGGAGATGTGTATGCAGAAGATAAAAATTTTCCTTTTATTGTAGAGTGCAAAAATTGTCAAACATATTATTTTAAGCGGTGGCTAACACAGCTTGATGGTGAGATGCTCTATGAAAGAAAACACGGAATACTAGTATTTCATAGGCCATTTTCTACAATAGATTATTGCTTGCTTGTTCCAAAAAATGAAGAAGAAAATTTTGGTATAGAAAGTATTAAAAAAACAATAAATTTAAATAAAAACAATGTAAATAAAATAGAACAAGGTATATACAAATTTTATGCTGGATATGTAATGAGATTAGATACAGTATTTCCAATTATAAAAAAATATATAAGAAAAAAAGGAGACAAATACATTGCTGCCAAAACAAATTAACGTAGGAGATTTGATCTACAAAACAGTTATATGTGATATGTTTTCTGATGATGATAGCATGGAAATTTCCGGAGAAGTAGACCCGTTTAAGTTGGAAATTAGAATAAATAGCAAAATAGAAAATAAAGATTTAATGAAAGTTGTATTTCTACATGAATTAGTACATACGTTGCTTGATTCGGCGGGGATTTCATTGAAAGAAAAATATATAGAGGCATTAGCCCAGGCATTATTTAGATTTTTTAAGCATAATAAAATGGACTGGTTTTATGAGTAGTATTGCATACATTGACATGACAACATTAAATTTTCCAAATAAGATAAGTATAGACATATATTTTTCTGGGTGTGATATCGAGCCAAAATGTGAAGGATGCCATAACAAGCAACTTTGGGATAAAAACTATGGTAGAATTTATAGTGATGAAGAGTTGTTTGATCATGTGGATAAAATGGTTAGTGATTTACTTTCTTTTACTTCCAAGGAATTTATTGGTATCACTTATATGGGGGGTGAACCATTAGCTCCTTATAACAGAAACACACTAAAATATTTAACAGAAAAAATAAATAAAAAATATAATATAGAGCAACTTATCTTTACAGGAAGAACTTTAGATGAAATATATAAACAAAATTTAACGTCTTATATAATGTATGCAACATATATAAAAGTTGGAAAATTTGATAGTGGAAAGAGAAGTACAGGCGAATTTTTGGCTAGCGAAAACCAAAAATTATTGACAATAGGAGATTTAGATGGAAATTAAATTTTCTTACAACCAAGATTTTGAAACAAAGTTAAATGAACTTAAAATTAAATACGGAGATGAAATTTTTAATTTGGAAGGGATAGGATGGCAGTTAGACCTTCCTAAGTATAATAAAAGTTTTTTTAAAAAAGGAAGTGATTTTTTAGACAATGATTCTGTAGATGCTAATGCAAATGTAAGACATAATAATGCGAGTACCTATTTTAATGAGGTATACAAACCATTTACAAGATTAAATGCTTTATATCTCATATGGAAAGCAATAAATAAGAATTTTGGGTTAAAATCAGCAAATAACTTTTTAGAAGGTGAAATTTCGGGTGCATTATATGTTCATGATTTACATAGTGCAACAGTGATTCCATACTGCTATGCTTATTCTCTTGAATACATTATAAAAAATGGTCTTACATTTATTAAAACAGTTAATTCAAAACCAGCAAAACATTTATCTACATTTATACAACATATTATTCAATTAGTAATGTTTGCCGCAAATCAATCGAGCGGTGCAGTAGGCTTACCAGACACATTTGTATGGATGAATTATTTTGTAAGAAAAGAAATGGAATTTCCTAAAGACAATGATTTACTTAACCAATATTTTCAAATTTTAATTTATTCACTTAATCAACCAGTTAGAACAAACCAAGCGGCATTTACTAATTTTACACTTATGGATAGATATTATTTAGAAAACTTATTTACTGGAAAGAAATACCCAGACGGAACTGAAATAGTAGATCATATAGAAGATATTATAGATTTGCAAAAAAGATTTTTAAGCTGGATTAAAACAGAAAGAAGCGTTCAAATGTTTACTTTCCCAGTATTAACGGCTTCTTTATTATATAAAGATAATGAATTTATGGATAAAGATTTCGCAAGATTTATAACTGATCATAATACAAAATGGCAAGACATAAATATTTATGCTTCTTCGTCAGTAGATTCTTTAGCGAGTTGTTGCAGACTACAGTCATCAACTAAAACTATAGAATCAAATAACAAATTAACAGGTATGGTAAACTCTATAGGTGGCACAGATTTAGATATTGGTAGTTTTAAAGTTATTACAATAAATATTCCAAATATAGCCTTAGAGTCTAAAAAAACAGGCAGAGATTTTTTTGAGATATTAGAAGAACGTGTTGAAATTGTTCAAAAATCCCTTTATGTTATTAGGGAAACAATTAAAGAACGTATAGCACAGGGTATTCTGCCGCTGTATACATGCGGACTTATAAATCTTAGTAGGCAATATGGCACAATAGGAATTACAGGTGTTTATGAAGGCACAGAGACGGCTTCCGAAGAATATATAAAAGATGAAAATTACACTGAAAAAGGAATTGAATTTGTAGACAAGTTAATGAACAAAATAAACTCTATGATAGAAACAGGGTTTGAAAAATATGGATTTACATTTAATGTTGAACAAATTCCAGGAGAAAAGGCATGTGCTACACTAGCAAGCAAAGACAAAATTGTATATAATACAAACTATATACTATACTCTAATCAATGGCTGCCACTAATTTCAAAGAATCTTTTTACAGATAGAATAAAATGCTCTTCTTTATTCGATAAGAAAGTACAAGGCGGAGCTATTTTACATATAAATTTGGGTAATCAGATTAGTGATAAGGATTTATATTGGGAATTAGTAAATATGGTTGCAAAATCAGGTGTAGTTTATTTTGCATTTAATTCAGAAATAAATGTGTGTGAAGAACAGCATTCTTTTTTTGGAAATAAATGCCCTATATGCGGAAAAGAAAAAGCAGATAGTTTCCTAAGAATAGTTGGATACCTTGTACCTATTAGTAGCTGGAATAAGGTAAGGAAAAATTATGAAAGCCCAAAAAGACAGAGGTATGAATTAAATAAATAAAGGAATAAATTCTATTATGAAAAACTTAGACTTGAAATCAGACATCGAAGAAATGTTTATAAGCTTATATGAAGAAGATATAGAACTTTCTGCTCTAGTAGAAGCGTTAGACCAAGGAGTAAATTTTTATATGGTTACAAACAATAAAACGTTTTTACTAGAGCCTCTTTGTTTGAGTATTATTTATCTATCTGGTGATTATGACTATTTAGAAGTGTTTGATATATTATGGGAAAAGTCAGAAGAAGTGTATTGTAAAAAACCATTAAAGAAATATTTACAAGAATTTAAGAGTAAGGGGTATTGCAAAAGAGCCTTACAACGTGCTATAATATCTATGCTTTATATATTAAAAGATGAGGAGGACTAATGGAAAAACGAATAAATGATCTTATCAATGAAATTTTAGATTATAAAATACAATTTGGAAATGGTTTACAAGAAGAAGCATACATTGATTTAAGTATGCTGTTATTAAAAAAAGCAATAACTAGCTATAAATTTTTTAGGTTTTTTAAAAGAATATATATTAAAACAGCAATTTTTTTGCTTAACTATTTTCAAAAATCAGAAAATTTTCTGGAAGAAGTTGGAGAACTTGTAATTGCAAAAAATAAAGATTATGGTGAAATAAATTTAAAAGAATTTGGAAAGTTTGGTATAATAGTAAGGCTTAATGATAAAATAAATAGATATTATAATATAAAAGAAAAAGAAACAACAGAAGTAAATGAATCAATAGTTGATACAACAAAGGATATAATTGGTTATTGTTTACTTCTTCTTTGTTATTCAAGGAAATAAAAATGGTAGAATTATATAATGTAAATATAGGCGAAGAAGAATTACAGAAAATAGTGTCTGTATGCCACGATTTCAAGGGAAAACCATCATTATCAAAATTATGGGAAATGAAACACTTTTCTATATTTGAATATGTACAATTTATATTTTATATAGAAACAGAAATTTTTGTTGCGAGGCAATTATTTAGATACAGAACAGCAACACCGACAGAAAAAAGCCTTCGTTATACAAAACCAACAGTTACAACACCAAAAACTTTCGGAGGAATAGATTTTATAGAACAGCTATATACGGATATAAATACAAGCTATGAAAAATTAATAGAGCTCGGATATAACAAAGAAGATGCTCGTATGATTGTGCCATTAAGCACAGAAACAAAGTTTTTCTTTAGAATAGATATGAGAAATTTATATCATTTATTAGAAGAAAGACTAGATAAACATACACAAAAAGAGACAAGAAAAATAGCCGAACAAATGTTGTGTAATTTACCAGAATGGATAAAAAATATCTATAAATTGTAATTAAATTAGTCCCGCCCCAACCATGGATAAGTTGCAACAAATCCAATTACAAAGC